AAAAGAGGTGCGTTTGAGCCTGTTAGGTTGAAGCCAATCTCAATCTTTTGCACTGGGAAAGTCATTATTAAGTCAACACCCTTCCACCAGTTTGTGCGTAGCTCGTGATGATTGTACCAAGCGTCTGTCCGACCATAGCTGTAGATTGTGTTGCGTCAGTCTTGACGTTGATAGTTATGTTTTGAGTAGTGCCAGTTGCATTTGCAGCAGCTGATGCAAGATCTGCGCTACTTAGTCCTGATTTGATGCCAGAGAGGTTGACAGACTTACCAGCCGCAATGTCAGCAGCTAGGGAGTTAAAGATGTCAAGCTTTACTTGCCCGCCTGCCTTTTGTGCCGTGTCTGCAACGTTGCCAATGAACCTAGTAGCGCCCTCTATGAGCAGACGTAGCTTTTCTTGATCTGCCACGTTCACAACGGGTAAAAGTGCAGCTGGCACGGGTACAGCTGCCTTCGCAGCATCGGCAGCGGCAGTAGCAGCACCAGAGGCTACACCAGCCGCTTGATCTATCTGTATTTTTACCGCAGCCGAGAAGTTAGCGTTGAATGCTTCCGCCATGCTTCGTGCAAGGTTTTCTATCTCACTCTGCTTTGACCGAATTCCTGCAAGTAAACCGTCAGCCAAGTCAATGCCAGCGCCGTATAGGGTGGCAGCAACTTCCTCACCCAAGCCAGCACCTAGTGCGTCAATCTCCTGGAACAGCCCGTTGATTTCGTTGATTGTTACAGCGCCGCCGTCAATAAGCGCCTGAGCAGTTTCACCGCCAGCGGTGACACCTGCTTGCACGAGCTGATCAAACAGTTGTGGATCTAGACCCAAAGCCTTAAGTGACCGAAGGTTGGCAGCAAAAGCCTTGACCCTTGCGGTCATGTCTCTAAAGTTGCCTACAAGCTTTTCAGAGGCTGTAGAAGTGTCCTCTATTGTTTCGGTGTATGTCCGAGCAAGTGTGACCGAAAACTCTCTTAAATCTCCGCCAAGCCTGACAATGCCACGTTTCATCTCGGTGACTGTGACCTCTTGCGTCTTTTGTGAAGCCGAATCAATCATTGCCGTAAGGCTTAGTGCCGAAGTGAGCGCAGTCCGGTAGTTAGCTATAAGCGCTTCTGATAGGTCGAATCGGTTTGCAAGTTCATCACGCTGTTGCTGTATGCCCGCAAGAATTTGAAGCTCCTTGCGAGCGTATGCGACTAGCTGTTGGTAACCAGAGTCTAAAAGGTCACCGTTGTCAAATGCTGACTTTAGGGAGGATTCTATGGACTCTAGGTAGCTTGTGACGGCAGATTCAAACTGACCGATTTGCCGAGCGATTGTAGGCAAGATGTCAAAACTTGACGTGAGATCTTGGAAGCTTTTTTTAGCTTGGGCTGCCTTTTCTGCGATAGATGCTAAATCATCAGCAAGCTTATTTTCAATCTCTGCAATGGCATCTGCGTAAGCTTGGATTGCATCATCAACTTCCTTGGCTGCATCTGCAAGCTCCTTAGCCCCCGTTGCTGTTCTGTTGAACTGCTTTTGTAAGTCCTCTAGGCTGATTGTGCCCTTTTTCAGCGCAATCATTATTTTCATCATGCCGTCAGAGCCAATGATTTGACTTACTAATCCCTCAGAAGCACCCATTGCTCGTAGCTTGATGGATACAGTCTGCTTTGCAATTTCACTCTGGATTGCATCAAATAACTCTTTGATGTGATCAGTGGCAACCTTTTTTGCCTTGCCACCAGTAAGACCATCTTTAATTACTGTCTCTGTAGTTTCAACGATTGAGTTTGCTGATTCTTTTGCTCTTCTAGCAAGAACGTCAAAGATTTCAGTTTGATCGCCTTGATTTGCCACGCTAATTCTGGCTTTATCATAAAGCGCATCCATAACGCCTTCTAATCTTTTTGCCTCAACCGTAGTCTCTCTTAGCTCCGTCTTTAGCTGACCAAGGCTTTTTTGCTGAGTCCTATAGTCTTTCTCAAAGATTGCTTTCAACATTACAAAAAGCGCTTGAGTGGTGACAATCACTTCTTCAATGACACCGATTATGTTGGCAAGGTTGAGAGCCAAAATCTCAACAAAGTTAGTGATTATTTCAAAGACACTCTCTTGGCTAAAGTTTGTGCTAAAAATTGCACTGAATAACTTGTCAAGCTGTTCGCCCAAGAAAGCAAATGCTTCGCCTACGGGAGTGGTAGCGTCAAACATGTCACCGATAAGAGTTATGATGCCCTTAAAGATGTCAATAATTACAAAAAGTCCTTCTGCAAGCTTTGGTATCATCGTTTCGGCAACGTCACTCAACACGGGAGCAAGTAACTCAAAGACCTGTTGAAGTCGTGGCCCTACAGACTTCATCAACTCCTGCAACGTCATAACCATTCTGGAAATTACTGGCAGAAGTGAAGTAGCTACAGTGTCTTTTACGTTTGAGAATGCGGCTTGTAGTTTTAGCTGCTCTACCGCAAGAGTTCCAGACTGCCTACCAAACTGTCCGGCAGCGTCAGATGCTCTTTCGAATAGAAGCTCTACACGTACTTGCTGTTCTGCAAATCTCCTTTGTGCTCCCTCAAGGTTTCCCATACCTTTAGCTGCCAGCTCAGAGTTAACCTCGGATTGCTTCATTGCAACACCGAACTTCTCGATTGGGTCATACTCACCACGGAACAAAGCAGTCATACCCATAAGGGCTTCCTGGACATCGTAACCGTAGGTAATAGCTAAGTCAGTTCCCAAGCCAACTAGACGCTCAGTCAAATCAGCGGTTTCGGCAATGCTAAAACCAGACTGCTTTATAACCGAACCAATAAATGTAGATGCCTTAGATGCTTCTGTTAGCGATAGTCCCATGCTTACCGCATTACGGGAGAACGCCTCCATCTGAGGGGTGGTCTCTTCGAACACACTCTTTAGACCTGCAAGGTTACGTTCTAGATCACGAGCACCAGCGATTGCTTGAGCAGCAAAGTCTGCGCTCTTGACACCAATAGTAAATGCGGCGAATCCAATTGCTGCAAGTCCGGCGGTCTTAGCAATGTTGCTTAGACCCTTGCCAAGCTGTCCTAGCTGAGCTTGAGTCTTTGCAATACCTTGTACTGCAACTGAAATCGGTACACTGACTTTACCTGCCATTATTTCATCCTCAAAAGAGCGTTTACCTTAATGTTTGCTTCACTAATCTTTGCATCAATTTGCGCCCTAGCTTTTGGTAGAGCCTTTTCGGCAGCGGGCCAAATGAATCTAGATGCTGAGTTCTTTAGCGTCCCAGCGCCTTGACTAATGCTACTTAGGAAGTTGTATGGGGAGACTCGGTGCTTACGCTTGCCTGGCACTTTAGATCCGTTGATTGTGTACATGTAATCGTATTCAACTGACATCCCCCGCCGTGCTTTTGTGTTGTTAGCTCTACCCGCCATGTCTGAAAGAACAGTGGCAGGCGATTGTACTAAAAGCCTTGCAATAGCAATGTCAGTGTTCTTGTATTTTCTTGACCGAGTGTTTGGTGTTTGTATTAGTACAGACTTAGAAGGCTTAGCGCCTTTACCGTAGCCAGATCCCCAAGCTAAGCGACCAAAGTGAACCTGCTTCATTCCAGACAGCGGAGGTTTACTTTTGCTTGGTATTGCCTTTTTTACTTCTGCTTGCACGGGCTTTGCAATGTCCCTAAAGCTTGTGCGCAACTCTTTTACATAGGTCTTATCAAGCTTGACTAGAACTTTCATAATTTCATTCCAGTTAGTGATTTCAAGACGGACACCACCACCACCGCCAAGGTTGGAACTGCCTGTACTGCGCATCCTAGTAGAAGCTTTTAGCACTGCCACCACAACCACCGATCTATTGCTATAAGTTTACCGCAAATAGAAAAACCGCCCCAAGGAGCGGTTCTCTACTATCTGTTGGGCATAGTCCTGGCAACAAGCCACCTTTGCATTGTCCAAAGCATTCGCTCAGACTCTTGCATCAACACGCTCGGTGCTATGCCAGTCTCAACGGCCAAACCTGCTATAAACCAGTGGGCAGAAGAATCGCCAAGACCTTTTATTTTGGGTCTATACCCGAATCACCGACAGATTCAACAGACTCAAGCCACTTGTCAAAAGTGTCCTTTGTCCCGCCTGTACGCTTCTCAGAGTGCCAGGTCAAGAAAAGCAAGTGGCTCAGTCTTGTCTCGGCACTGATTGTTGCAATTGATACATCGAACTTGTCCTCGAAGGCAACCAAGTCAGCAGCATTACAAACTACTTCCTTGGTTACTCCGCCTTCGAAAACTACTTGTAGGTTAATTTTCATTGTCTATCCTTATGCTGGAACAGTCGTGTAAACGACAGGGCCTGTGGTTGGGAAAGTTACTGAGAAAGTAGAAAGATCTCCCACAGCACCGCTCACGGGGGTGAAGCTATTTACCAACACCGATACGGTAATCAGCGGGGTAATTGAACTTGCAGCAGTTCCGTTTGCTGCAATCAGCGTTAGCTCTGCTATTGTCCCGACCAATGGCTGGAACAGAGTTGATACTGCGCCCAAAGCAAAGTCAGAGTGGAAGTCTAGAGATACTTGACCGGACTTTAGCCCGCCAATTAGCTCGGTAAAGCCAGCAGAGCCAAAGTCTGTTACATCTACTTCGGCAGCGTTGACTACAAGTTCTGCACGAGCGCAGGAACTTGAGATGTTTTCACCATTTAGTGTTACTTGTGTTCCTGTTACTACGAACTTGCCCACGTTATCTCCTTATGCGTAAACGGTGACTGTGAATTCAGCCGCCAGATAGGTTTGGTCATTGATTGTAATTGAGCCAATTGAACCACTACTCTCGACCCTAAGATCTTGAATAATACCCGACAGACTTCTATCTGATTCTACCGCAAGCTTGACAGACTGTTCGCCTGTGGGCTGGCAGTAGAGATCAAGTCTTCTCTGTTGCTCTCTTTCGGCAGATCTACCTACTACAACGGTAATGATGAAGTTGTACTGAGTTAGACCTCCACTCATTGCCAAGTCATACTCAACTGAGTCTAGGTTCACAAGAGCTATAGGTGGCGTAGGGTTGTCAACCAGCTCTGCTGCTGCCCTTAGCCTAGGGATGGTCACAAGGTTAGCAACTAGACCCGCTCTTATTTCTGCAATGTCAGGCACTATGCAAACCTTGGTTTCTTGAAAGGTGCAATCAAAGAGTCAATGTCCGGGTCAATCCGGCTTACACGGATAACGCCGATGTCACCGATGCCAGCGACACCAAGTGGGCTATCCATGCGCTTGAACAGCCTAGCCCCTAGCAAAATGGTTGCATACTTGATTGCAGTCGGTATTTGTGCCCAACCGAACGAGCCAATAACTTGTACGGTTGCTTCTCTGCCATTTACGGGGAACAAGTAGTCCTCTATAGCTATTAGGTGAGTAGCGGGGCTTAGCACTCCGCCCGCAATGCCGTTGAGGGGCTCAAGCTGATAGTCAGTAGTTTGCCAATGAGTGTCAAACACATTGTCGGCAGCCGAGGAAGTCTTGACCGAAGTAATTACAGAGATGTCATCTATCTCACAAACGTAAGAGTCTCTAGGCATAAAGTAGCGAGTATTTGTGACCGAATAAAATACCCTCTCGCAGTGATCGTCAATCTGCCGAGATGCCGTCTCTACTGCCAGCTCTAGCATTGCATCGTCAACTGAGTCTTCTATGCGAAGGGAGCTTTTGATGTCTGCAAGAGAGCAATACCCGTTAGTTATACTCATAGGCTCTATTCTAGCTCTCTCAGCGCTTTTACCTTTATACCATGCGCAAAGGTCACTAAACAAAGAAAGACCACCCACTAACCTACAAGTGGGTGGTCTTTCAGCTTATGCGTCTGGGACTAGGTAGCTGCGCCTACGAATGTCTTGACGTGACCAGCGTGAGTCAGATCGCCGTCAACTCTTAGCAATACACGGTATGTGATTGTGTCGGTGTTGAATGCGTAGTCTGACGAAGTGGCAACCTGTAGGCCGCCAGCAACACGAACCTTGTAGCTTGGCATGTGACCGAATAGAACCGACTTTGTGCCGACTCCTACGTTTGCCAATGCTGGGTTCTCGATTACGGTGTATCCAGCGAAAGCGTCAGGAGTTCCAACGTTGACCTGGTACAAGTACTGACCCGCATCGTCCTTTAGCTTGCGCATAGCGCCAAGGGTCTGAGTGTTCGCCATGTAAGCAACACCAGGCAAGCGCCTAGCTGCTCCATCAAGCGAGTACTGTAGGTCAATCAGGTCGTCAGCAGAGAACTTACCTGCGACACCAGTTGAGCCTGTGATGCCAGCGCCAGCAGCGGTGACAAGACCATTTGGCTGATTAGTTCCAGTACCAGTGGTTAGAGCAGCGTTGACTGCAAAGCCAAGACCGTTTCCAGCTTGCTCTGCAAGGTGCGAGCTGATGTTGAATCCAGCATCAGATACTAGCTCGGCGGCCACCGGAATCAAGAGGCCCATTTTGTATGCGCCCAAGGTAATACTTGCGTAAGTTGGCTCAGACTCGTCAATAGCAGTTCCAGCAGCCTTTTGAGTTGCAACACTGTAAGCAGTGAGAATTGGGATTGTGATGTCTTCACCAGAAGTGGTGTTGATTCTCTGTCCGACATCGAGCATTGGGCCAACTAAGCGAGCAACGTCAAATACTTCATCGTAGAAAGTCTTTGGAACGGTGTTAGCCGAAGGAACAAGAGTGCGCTCTTCGAAGGTGTGAGTGCCACGGGTTGCAGCAATGTCACGAAGGATTGCAGAAGATGAACGCTCTTCTGATACCTGAGCGACCTGAAAGCCCTGGGCTGCAAGAGAAGCCTGTGACTTACGCTCTTCGTTGCGGGTGGCGATTGAAATTGCTTCCTCTGCTGAGCGAATGTCAGCTTCGATGCGATCAATCTTGGTTATTTCGGCAGCATCAAGTCCACGCTTCTCGCCCTCTACTGATTCGATTACATCACGAATCTGTTCGGTCAAGTTTGCACGAAGCTCTTGCTGAGATTTGATGAACTCAGACATGTAGTCTCCTTATTAGTTTTACACGGATGCAGTGGCGCTGACGCTCAACTGACTCACGAGCGAGTTGACTCACATCGTTATGTAAAAGTTTACAGCTTAGGGGACAAGTGCTTTAGGCAAAGAAAAACCCCCAGAGTAGAAAGAGGAAAGACTCTGGGGGCGATACCCGTAGCTTGGCAGATAGTTGCTTAGCGCTTCTCTTCTGGCTTGGTTGTACGAGTTTCCTTGGCTGGTCGTTCGAAAGATGTACCGTCTTGCACTAGACCGTCAGTGTCACTGTCTCGTGCGTCACTTTTAGAAGGTACTTTTGCATCTAGACCAACAACTGCTTCTGCAAACTGATCTGCAAGCCTAAAGATAACGCCGGACTCAGGGTTGCCTGCAACCGCAAGTATTGCTTTCTTGATTTCTGCTTTAGTAGCCATGACTAAATCCTATCTAATAGTAGTTGGAGTTTCTTCTTTTTTAGAGCAAGTATTTCTAGGTTGCCATTGTCCTCTACTGCCTCAACTGCTTCAACAGCAGGAGACAGAGAGTCAATGACACGTACAAGCATGTCCTTCTCGTCACCAGTAATGTCTAGACCGTCTTCTAGCTTTGTTAGTGCGCCAGCCAGTGCATCTACGTCAACATTGCTACGCTCTGCGGTTTTCTCAAACTTGCGAACCGAAACAGTGCCAGCGGTTGCCGTATAAGCGGGCCAAGCTACAACCGAAACTTCGTGTAACCGAACTGACTTAAGAGTTCGTTCTCCGCCGTCAGAAGACCAAGTATCTCCACCTTGAGGGACAGAAAAGCCAAAGCTCATTGCGTCTACATCTCCACGCCTTAGCAGCTCTGCAACATCACGGCCTCGTGTCGTGTTTGGTAACATGCCGTCTACACGTAGTCCACGGTCATCCTCAGTAAGAGTCAGTGTGCCTGCTCGTGTGCTACCTAGTATTTCGCCAGAGTCGTGATTCCACAAGAACTTGATGTCGTTGCGGGTGCGGAGTGATCTGCGAAAAGCACCTCGTTGGATGCGCTCTATGAAAGGCAGAGGCTCAGAAGGGCTGTCAAATAGAGCTGCGTATCCACTAAAGGACATACCGTCATTCTCTTCACGGACTTCAAACTCAGCTACGTTAGTGCGTTGTTCTATCTTTGACAAATTAGTGCCTTTCAGCTCTTGTGTTTCTAGTTTACTATTGTCAGCCAATTTAGTTACTTGTTCTTACTGGCAACGGGCTTGATAGGGGCAGGCTTTGTCACAAAAGCTTGCTTTACAGCCTCCACAACTGGTGGCTTTAGATTGGATACGGGGTTGCCATTTCTGTCTGGTACTAGCATGCGGTTCTCCTAATAGCCTTTAGACTTCGTAAACTTCGTCAGGGTTTTCTGGATTAATTTGTGCTGATGACTGTAGCTGTACCGATGGGACTCCGGTGTGAGCAATTGGTGGCAGCTTTAGGGCGGCCAAGACTTCTGCTGGATCAAAGCCAACCTGTATCAATCGTTGAGCCATGTCTACACGCTCAGTCTGAGCTGACAAGTCTGCTGCCTCCACGTTGACGTTAGCTAAAGGCACTCTTACAGTGTCAGCGGAAGGGTCGTTGATTGGTGGCAGATCTTCTAATCGCCGAACATCGTTGATAGTTAGGAATCCAGCCTGTAGCCCGGTTGAGAAAGCTGACATGCGAGATGTGACATCGGCACGTAGTAAACCATCTAGGTTGAATCGCAAGAATGCTGTATCGCCACCTGAGTACCTATTCATCAAAGGTGACATAGCACCCTCAATCTTTTGGACTATTGGGCGAAGGCAGTGAGTTACCCAAGCTAGGTTGTTTTGCTCAACCGAAGCATAAGAGTTTGTGCCAGGCAGTCCCAAAAGGTGGGGAGGGATGTTGAATGCACGGGCAATGTCTTCCACTGCCATACGGCGAGAGTCTAGGAACTGAGCTTGGTCATTCGGCACGTTAGTAGCTTTGTAAGTTGCCCCGCCTGAAATGATTGCGGTCTTGTGTGCCTTGCTCCAACCTCTGTGACGTGAATCAAAAGCCTCTTGCATTGCACGTGCTTGATCACCAGTCAGGCTTCCAGGAGCTTCTATCACGCCAGAGGTTTGTGTACCCTGACCGAAAAAGCGAGCTGCGTAGTTCTCTAGAGCCTTGGCAAGACCAAGGTTTTCTTTTAGTGCATCGGTGCGAGAAACACCACGGAGGTTACCTGGTCTTACTAAATCAGGTATAAAAATCATTTCGTCAGAGCTAAGCATTTTCTTTTCGCCCTTGACCTTAAACATTACGTTGCCTAGCCCGTTGCGCTGAATCTCGCAATCCACGGGGTTTAGAACGTTTAGGTTGACTACTTCTCCACGTTGATTTGAGTAAACCCTAATGAAGGCGTTACCGTCAAGCAACAAAGAAACAATGACAGAGCCGTAGAAGGCTTCCTTTGTTGTGTCAACATCTGGCTTGGTAATCCACTGTGGTTGTGGACGGAAAGGATAGCGAGCGCCAGATCTACGGATAAAGACATCTGTAGGCAGTGTGGCGATAGTGTCGCTAATTAGTGAGACTGCTGAGAAGACAGCGTTAATCTGTAGGGCAGTCGTTGAGTCAATGAATGTGGCTGATTGATTGTTTAGCTCTAGGTCTCCGCCTGCGCCCCATAGGGTTTGGAATGACACCTGACGTTTCTCAAAAAGATTATTTAGCATTACTTACGCTCCATAGCTATCCCAAAGGCTAGGGCAGACAACCCTGCCAGTATCACTCCTGCTGGCAGCCAAACTAAGGCCATACCAACCGAAACTAGTACTGCGCCTAAAACTTGCAAAATTGTAGCTAACATAACCGCCTATACAAATACTTGTGGCACTACTTCATCCATTCTACTGATAGTTGCCCTATCGTAAGCAATGATGAATGCTATAGCGTTGTCAATCTTCTTTTTTGAGTTCGCATGTTCTTTAGTCACACGCTGTCCTCGGTGATCCGACTTGATTACACAATTGTCTATGTGTCGGGAGAGTGCTGGGTTGCCGTCATGTATTAGTTTCTTTTCAATCACAGCATCGAACACTTTTTGAGTTGCTGGAATCATAAGGTTTAGCAAGTTTGTTTTGTACTCAACAATCGGGAAGCCAAGCTCATCTAGGTCTTGCATCATCTGCGCCCAGCGGTAGGGGTCACAAGCAACCTCACGGCATTTAGGGAACGCCTGTAGGTAACTGACAATCTCTGCCCGTACTTCGTCCATAGGTACACGCCATGAGTCATCGTCTACTCCAAAGTCTTTTTCCCAAGTCCTGACTAGCTTGATCTTAGGAAGCTCTCCGTCTTTTGGCATTGTGCAAACTACAAGAGCAGTTGAGTCCGAAGCATAAGATCCGTCAAACCCAAGCACATAGTCTTCATCGACAGAGATTTCAAAGTCTCCGCCTAGAGCATCCCACGCACCAGCAGGTAGCCAAGATGACTGACTAGACACCCATTGGTTGCAACGCTTGGTGCGAAACTCAGACTCTGGTGTGCGAAGTACAGCTGACTCAAAGTCAGTCTTAGCGCAGATGTCATCGAAGCCAGGGTTAGCTAACTTCCATGAGCTTTCAAGTCTGTGATCGGCTTCTGGTGGAGCTTCCCACCAAGCCATAAAGAACGTAGGGTCAATGGTTTCGCCCCGTGCTACTTTTTGTCCGTATTGGTAAAGAGAGTAAGCGATTGAATCCTTACCAGTCTGACTCTCAGTCTTTACACCCGCCGTGGTGATAGCGACCATGGTTGCTGACTTACCTCTTGCTCCCTGAGCAAGCGACATAACATCAAAGAGCTGCCTGTTGGGCTGAGCGTGGAGCTCATCAAAGAGCACCAGCGTAGGAGACAAGCCTTCATGTCTAGGTGCATCTGCCGATAGCACTCTGTAAACGTTGTTGGTTGCCGGAACAAAGATTGAGTCCCTGTAGATCTTGACATGCTCGTTTAGCTCTGAGTTGGCAATCATTCGCTTGGTGTCCTCAAAGACGATGCGAGCCTGGTTGCGGTCAGCGGCTACCGAGTAGATTTCTGCACCCTGAGTCTTTACATCCATTAGCCCGAAGGCAGCAATGATTGAACCAAGTGCGCTTTTTCCGTTCTTCCTGCCTATGCCTGCAAGTGACACACGATGTGACATTCCACCGTCTTCGTCTCTTGCAAAGATGTGGCGTATCAGTTCTTTTTGCCATTCACGGAGCACCAGCTTTGTGCCAGCCTTGCCTGCAATTGAGTCTTTGGTTATAGAGCCAAAAGCATCTGCAAAGCGAATAATAAAGTCACCGTCACCACGGTCAATTGATTCAGGTGAAACTGGCGTTAGCCAAGCCGGAGGCCACACTAGCTTCTCTCAGACATCAACTTCTGGAAAGCGGACTCGGCTTTTATCTCCGCTAGGTTCAGCCGAGTTCTTGAGTCAACCGTGAAGCCAAGTTGACCAAGCCCAGACATTATCGCTTTGTCTAGTTCAATCAACTGGCGCATGATGTGGAAGTCTTCGGGGTTCTCTGCCCACAGCGACTCAATCTTTACCTGCCGATCAAGTTGCTTGCAGACAATCATCAATGCCTCGACATCGGTGTGACCTATCCAAGTTCGTGCTGCCTTGAAGGTTCTATCCCACAGTTGCATGCCTGCCCACTCTAGGGGCTGATGCGGTTCGGTGTATCCGCCCTGTATGGGCATGACGTTTTCTATCTTTGTCAGAGGTCTCTTGCCTGGGTTGCCCGTCAGGCGCTTTAGCTCGTTAGGTACTGCTGGGTTCGGCATGTGTAGAGCGTAGCACTTTTAGTTTCAAATGCGTAAAAATAAGCGAACGGGGCGAGCGGGGTGTCGGGTCGCTGCCCACTGCAGGGCGTGCCCCACCCCAGGGGGGCTACGGGGGGGGTGACCCCTACATGTAGTGGTCAAGGGGGCGTTAGACCACTACATCTAGTGTCTAGGGGCGGTGGGGGAGTGGTTGCCAGCTGCCGGGCTAGGTCATGGCGTGACACCTAAGGGCACGGGGGCGCTTAGGGTGTGTGTATGCCCCCTTAGTGTGCCGTGGCGTTAGAGAGTGCTCTACGGGCGGGGGCGGGGCATGTTATCGCCTTAGCCCGTCTATGGTTGCCCTAGGCGGTCAAGGTGTCTGGCGGTGTAATCGTGCCACGTACGGGGCAGCGGGGCTTAGATAGGCGCTGGCGGGGGGCGTGAGCGTTGTTAGCGTGTCGGTGTCGGTGTCGGTGTGTGTTGTTGCAGACATGCCAAAGCCCGCTACCTATTGCGGGTAGCGGGCTAGGGGGGCTAGGGGGGCGGGGCTATTGCTTCGTGAGCGCTCTATTGATCCATGAGAATAAAATCCCAAAGAGCAAGCCAAAGCCTACAAGAACTACGGCTAAGGCGGGGGCTATGAGTAAGCCGATACTAAATAGCATTATCTTTATCAGCTTGACCCCTAGGGGTGCGGGCTTAGGCTTCCCGTAGCTAGGGCGGGGGCGGGGGCTACTCATCGCCGTAGCGTCCTAGTGCCAACTCAAGGGCGGTTAGTAGCAGTTCAGCTCTATCCTCACGTGTCGGCGCTACTAGAGAAGCAAACACTGCTTCTAGGTTGCCGTCCTCTAAGGCGCATTGTATGTCAGTGATAATGCTCTTATAAGCGCCCATTAGTAGCACTCGCTTTCGGCGTCCGCTACTAGGTCAAGGTGGCATTTAGGGCAACCATCGCCGAAGATCTCATAAGCGTGACCGTTAGGGAGCTCAAACTCTTCAGAGTTGCCATAGACGGTTATGTCACCGCTCATGACATTCCAAGAGAAATCACACCCCTCACACCATAGAGAGTAATCAGAACATTGATAAATCCACTGTTCGCAATGTGTTTCAAAGATTACAGGCAGTGTGTACCCGCCCCTAACGTCCGCCCCGCCGTGAACTTGAAGCAGTGTATAAGTTTGCCCGTTCAAGGTAAAATCCCACCCCTGTAAAACGGTGCTTAGGTCACTCTCCCAATTGCACGTATTCCAGACACTCCCGCCTAGGGTTGCCCCAATTGCTTTGAGCGCTTCCTCTTGATCTTCTAGGCTAAATAAATTCCGGTTCTCGTAGTCTCCCAACTCCCAAACACGTATTAGGCGGTTGAGAACTAGGGCAGCGGTAGAGAATTCCAGGCGGGCTAATAGGTATTGGTAGGTGTTGATAGTTGCCCCGCCCGCTCTCTCCCAAGTAGCAGTTGGGGCGCTTAGGTAATCGGCGGTAGTCATGCCTTGATTACGCTGCCACGCTCTACCGCTCTCTCCCCCATTATCTAGAAAAGATCGCCCCGTGTTTTCGGTAAACATTGCGGTTAGCTTGTCGGCTGTTGCCGTGTTGGTTATCGTGCTCATTTTTGATTCTCTCTCTCTTTATTTGTATTCGTTGCAGTTGTGCAATAGATCGCAACCGCATTCAAAGTAAACAGCGGTAAAGGTGCAGTTCTTGCAACTTGCTACACCGTGACCCCCAAAGTGTGCAGAATAAAAACGCATTTTCTTTTTGGGCTTGCAGTCTTCGGCGTGAGCGCACTCCCCGCATTTTGGGGGATAACCCTTTAGAGGTGTTTCATTAGCTGAATAATTGTCGGCGTTGTTGCCACACTCGCATAAGTGCCTTAGTTTGAGATCCATGACATGTCACCGCTCTCGTAAAAGGTTGCTGAGCAATCAATACATAATCCCAATTCCTCTTGATGAGTCTCTGAGTTGATTAGTAATGCGCAAATGTCGCAAGCGGTTAGATAGGTGTTGATAATTATCATCCCGTCCCCGTCCTCTTCGATAATTGCATCGGGCATGATCTCCAAGATCTTCCCTAACAATTCGTTCGTGTTCATGTCTCTCTCTCTCTCTCTTATAGTTCGCTGTATTTGATGCCATAGACATAGCGGGGCGGTGTCGGTATTCCTAGCTTTTCCAGGGCGTAGATAAAGTTCTGCACGGCGTGGAAATAACGGCTAAAGCCCCCGCCACTCCCCTTAAGTTCGTTGTTGTCGGTTACCTTTTCCCCTAATCCG